AAGTAAAAAGAACTCTCAAAGACATCGTGATATTTTAAGCGATATGTATTTAAAAGGTTTAATTGTTAAGAAAGATAAACGCTTAACAACAGACGATGTTAGTCAAGAGATGATTGATATTGTAAGAGGAAGATTAATTTTAAAAAGAAAACTTCGTAAAAAGAAAGAGGAGGATGAATAATTATGGCATGTCCATATTCACATAAATGGCAACTAGTTGATTGGGTAGTAGAGTGCAAAAACTTTAGACGCTCAACAGCTAATAAACTAACCAAACGGCAATTATATGCTATTTGGTATAAATCGTAAATGGAAAAGAAAGACCTACAGGAGAGGCTTAAGAAAATAATCAAGCAAGTAAATCTAATGAGTGAGAAAATACGCTCATTAGAAGAGATTATTGATGGCAAGCCTTTCCTTGAAGATGGTAAGATAGTTAAATTAAGTAAAATGACTAAACCTACAAGGAGAAAGATGCAAAAATGAAAAGATTAATTAAACATTATGTTTTTAAGGCAGTAGAATACTCTATCAGTAAGATATGGGATGGTGTATGGACTGCAATCGGTTTTATTCTAATTATGAAAGCAACAGGTGTTTTCATAGTATTAACTAGTTAAAAAAAGGAAAAGAAAAATGGCAGAAGAAATAAGAGAAGTACCTACAACTCAAGTTGTTGTTAAGACTATCCGTTTCATGGATGGTGGCGGTTTACCACAAAATACTGAAACTACAGCTAATACTGTAGCTGAGTTAAGAAATGAAATGAACTTAGATGGTTCAGTCATTGTAAATGATGTAGTAGCATCTGCTGATGGTTCTACACCAATAACTGATGGTGACAGAGTATCTCACGTATCAGGTGGTAAAAGAGGTGGAGCGCCTAAGAAAACTACTGCAAAGCCTAAAAAGAAAAATAAGGTAATACGCGCTAAAGTAGAAACTATAGGCACTCCTGAGGATATGAGAAAGCAAATGCGTTCTTTATTAGGCAAAACACTAGCTTGTACTGAAGAGTCTAATGGTGACTTAAATATAGAGGCAACTAGACTAGCTGTTTCAATGTATGATAAGCAATTAATGCATATGAAATTAGACCTTGATGTACATAAGACTAATGTTAGAATTGCTAAATTGCAGAAAGAAGAGTTAGATATCTTAAGGTCAAAGAATACTTTGAAATTAAGTTAAATAGAGATGGCAAGTAAGCCAACTCTAATAGGCAAACCAGGTAGAAGAGCCCAATATATCCTTCGGGAGAAATGGTAAGCTATCAATAACCTCTGGTATAAGTCCTATAAATTGGTAAGAATAAATACATAGCATCATCTTTAGAGGCCTGGCAGAGTCACGAAATACCTATTTTTATTTTATAAAAATGCATGATTACTCACGACCAAGACCCGCCCACAAAGCTCTGTTACGAAATATTTATTCACAAATCAAATGCTAAAGGGGAGACTCCGACCCAAATGGCCATCGGCCTAAGAGGTTCTATCTCCCCTTTGGATAACTATTAACATAAAGGGTATAGCTAATGCAAGAAAAACTAAATTTAGTGCAAGTACCAAATATAAATCCTGCTCAGTTATCTTCAGTAGGTGCTTTTAATAGATTAGTAAATAGATTCCAGAATAAATGGAATATAGAGCTAGAATTTAACGAAAATGCCCGTTGGAGACCTGGTTCTTATGAAAGATTAAAAGGAAAAATAACACATTCATTATTTCCAAATTGGAGCAAACCTAAAGGTGCTAATACAATACGCAAAATAACAAGATTTGATAATTATGGTATTGGTAGATTTAGGGATGAATTGATAAAGATTGATGATGAATTGCGTAGATTCAGGACAAGTAAACAAACTTTGAATGAAGAGGCAGCTAAAGCTGAAGGAGCTGAAGATTTAAGAGAATATTTTAAATCACTTTTAGTTCCAGTGAAAGATGTAAAGGTAAATATTGACCCATTACCTTGGTATACAAAAAATAGTAAACAATATCGTAATGATAGAGATGGTATATGGGAGGCGAATTGGGATATGCCAACATATCCTATATTTGATAGATTTGGGAACATTGGAGAATATACAGGTATCCCGCAGTTAGAAATCTCTAGAAGAGAAGATGTTTATAGGCTTAATACTAATCCTGAAAGATGGTTTATTAATATAAGTGTTTTATTAGAAGATATACATGTTGATTTCTTAAAAAGAACAGATACTGAAGAAATAAAACATTTAGAATTGCCTTTTGGACACATGGTAGTATGTTTTACAATGCCTGTATTAAATGCAGTACTAAATTATCAAGATATCAAAAGAAGAGGTTCTTCAAGAGGAGTTAAAGATGTCTTTTATTCTAACAAAACACATATATTTCCATATGAAAGTATATTAAAACATCCATTTGTATATAAAAATAACAATGGAAGATATCCATATGATATGGGAAATACCTGTTTTGGAGATTTTAAACCAGAAGTTCTTTCTTATTTATCTATGGGGGAAATGGGCGCTTTAAAGGGAATATTAAGAAAATGGGCTTCTACCTTTTATTTAGGAGGAACAAGTCCTTTAAATAATCCTGAATGGATGCATATCGGTATGCCTAAATCTTGGCAAGATATAGATTTTCCTGTAAGTAATTATATCCCAACAAGAAAAGAAAACTGTGGTGATTTATATCGGTCTTTTAATTTTAAAACAGAAAAAGACGCAGATGAATATCGAGCACATCATATTGAAGCATATTGTGATGATTGTCAATTAAGTAATGATTGTTCTATTTATGCAAGATTTAGTCGTAAAGGAACAAAGTTACCTAAAGAAGTAATTGATATGCTATATTCAATGTTAGATGATGTCGATATGGTTCCTGGAATAAAAGATACTGATGATATAGGTTGTTTAGCTGCAAACGCTGATGCGGTAGTATTAAAAACTATAAAACTATGGAATGATTTACAGTTTGATAGTGATTACAATGTAAATCGTTTATATGATGAATGGCATCTATTAGATTGTGGTACTGGAAATATTAGAAACATTACAGTATCGACTACTTTAGATAGATTCAGAAAAGAAATGATGGCTCCTGAAGAAGATATGAATTATCAAGAATTAGCAAATGCTGCTTATGATATTTATAGAATAATGGAGAGGACATATTGGTTCTATCATATACACGAAGGATATATGGATTTTCATAATCAAGCTACTGAAGAGCATTACTATAAGGATATTGATACAGCAGAAAGTATGTTGCCTGTTCAGGACCTTATACAAATGGTAAATTCCTATAGAATAACTATTAACAAGCCATCAATGAGTTTATTTCATACATGGCTACAAACGGAGGTGTCAAATGCATCAAGTAACACGAACCAAGGACCTTTCTAAAGAAAGAAAGTTTTACATTTCTAGAGAGGATTGGAAAAAAGTAATAGCATATGCAGAATCTTCATATCATCAATTTAAAGCTGAAATAGGTGGACAACTTGTTGTTATTGAAGATGATGATGGGGACTTTATACTAAAAGAACCTGTAATCTTAAAACAAACTGTATCAGGCGGTAATTGTGAGATGGAAGAAGAAGCTTTAGCTATTCATTACTCTAAAATGGTAGGCAAGTATGGCGATAAGGTACGTCATTGTTGGTGGCATAGTCATCATACAATGGGTGCATTCTGGTCAGGAACTGATGATTCTACCATTATGGATAATCCAACTCATGATTTTTCAGTTTCATTAGTTGTTAACCTTAAACAAGAATATAAGTTAAGAGTACAATTCTTTTATCCTATTGAACATGAGGAAAATATAACATTACATTTTCTTGATGATGAGATAGATAGAGATGAAGGTATAGATTCAGAAGTGAAAGCACTCTGTTCTAAAGAGCATCATGTTACTCCAACTGTTCATTATAATGCTAACAATCAGGGAACTTTATGGAAAAAGGAAGATGATAATGATGTAAAAGAATGGAATCAAAGTTATGGAATTTACGATGACTATGGTAACATTCCTCCTATAGATGATGTTGATTTAAGTAAGGTTCCTGAAGATAAAAAGAAAGAGATAATGGACCTTGTTGAAGAAGCTCAAGATAAAGTATGTGATGATAATTGTTCTTATACTGAATGGATAGAAATAAGAAAAGCTGTTAATACAAGCATAGCAAGATATAATATTCAGATTAAAGACTTATCTAAACATGACTTAAATACCTTGGGATATCAATATTGGCCTATGGATTTACTTGAAAATATAACTAAGGAGAAAAATGCAGATTAATGAAAGAAGCAGAGGTCTAATCGAAGACTTCGGAAATAAAATCTTTCACATATTGGGTTGCGGGGCTATTGGTAGTTCCGCATCTACCCAGTTGTGTAGAATGGGAGCTGATAACTTTGTATTATATGACCTTGACAAGGTGGAAATACAAAATATTGGAGTATCCCACTATGTTTGGAAGGACATAGGAAAAAATAAGGTGGACGCCCTAGAAAGACACCTTAAAATGATTAACCCAAAATGCAGTATTACCATTGAACCAGGGCGGTTCTCGGCATTCGTCAAGCCTCTCAGCGAAGACGATATTGTTATTTTGGGCTTTGACAGTATGGATAGTCGTCTAGAAGCAGCTACAGCTGCGTTAACGCGGCAGAATAAACCATTTGCCATAATCGATGGCCGAATGGGAGCGGAGGAGTATCAGCAATATGTACTTACAACGCCAACTCTTTCGAAATATAAAGATACTTGGTATAGTGATGCAGATGCTGACGAGGACCCGTGTAATGCTAAGGCGACTTCCTACTGTTCAAACATGGCAGGTTCTTTTATTGCAAATGCAGTAAAAAGACTACTCACAGAAGATGAATGTCCTGAAGAATTTATCTTTACTTTCAAAGGATTAGCACTTGGATATACACAATAAATAACGTATATTACCAAGGCTAAATAACAACAAAATAGGAGGGTGTATGGCATTAAAGAAAGCCAAACGCAAACCTGTTTCTGTTAATCCAAAAATTCTCTTGTTATATGGGGCACCAAAAGTAGGTAAAACTACAATGCTTAGTCAACTCAATGACTGCCTTGTTATTGATACCGAATCTGGTTCCCATATGCTTGAGGGTTATTTTCATGGTGTTAACAGTAAAGAGGAGCTCTTAGCTTTTTATAAAGAAGCATCAGAAGGGCACGACTATAAAATATTCGCTCTTGATACAATCGACAAGCTTGTTGAATGGACAGGCAAGGATGTATGTAAAGAGATGGGTGTTGATGATATCGCTGACTTACCTTATGGTAAAGGATTCGGTATGGTTCGTGAACGTGTGATGAATAATATTAAAAAGCTACAAAGTCTATGTCCAAAGACTATTATAGTTGGACACCGTAAGACAGCAGCCGCTGTTGATAATTCTACAGCCGTAGAACCTGAATCACTTGACTTATCAGGAAAACTCAAAAATCAATTAATGGCACAATCAGATGCGATTGGCTATATGTTTAGAGATGAAGAAGATAAGTTAATGGTTTCTTTTCAATCAGGTGTTGCTTTAGAAGCTGGAAGTCGTTGTGGTCATTTAAAAGGGAAAGTATTTCCTTTTGATTGGTCTAAAATCTATAAAAAGGAGAGTTAAAATGGCATTATTTAAACCTAAAGGTGCTATGAGTGATGGCGGCAATAAATATATGGGAGTCTGTGAAATGGGAATCATTTCATTTGAAGACCAATCAGCTAAATTTGATTGGGCTGATATATTTCTTGTTGCTACAGTTGCTATAAAAGATAGCGATTATAATCGTGAGATTAAAATTCGTGGTTCTTTTGATAAAGATGGTGGAGGAAATATTACAGGCGGTTCAGTATTGAATCGTATGTATAAATTCTTCGGAGATATCGGATGTAGTGCAGGAGTTAATGTAAAAGGTGGCTGGGAAACAGAAGATGGTACTGAAATCAAAGATATTGCAAAATATTTAAATGATAATCATGCTACAACTGTTCTTCCTGGAACAAATCCTGATTTAACACATGTTGGCTATATTTATAAAGAAGCAAACAAGAAAACAGGAAAAGCATACAATACGGTTCATTATCGTTTGTTTCCAAATAATAGTAATGGCAAGGTTGACCTTGCTAGTCATGTTAAATGGATGAAAACAAATGGTTATCTAAAAGAAGCAGACGTAACACTTGCAGCTCCTTCTCAACAGACTGAGTTGCCTGCATCTGTAGAAGATGCTCTATAGTGAATTATATAGAGATAGCTAAAAAAGAACCGAGAAATCGGGGATTTGTAATTCCTAAAAAGGAACTAGCATCTCACATCAATCCTGAAGAACCTTTATACAGGTCGTTATATTTATATGATGAATCTGGTAGAGATAAAATTCAAGAAACCGGGTCCGTAGGAGATTTCTACGGAACTCGGTGGATTGATAAAGTTCTTATTGATATTGATAAAGGTGATAGTTCTAATGAGGAAACATTAAGACAAGCATTAGCTTGTGTTTTTGCGCTTGAAGAAAGAGGAGTTACTCCTCATAAATCAATTCAACCTTATTTTAGTGGAACAGGCTATCACCTTATAGTTCCAAATAGTGTATTTAATTTTGAAGCTTCTCCAGAGTTACCTTATATAGTTCGTAAAACTATGGCAGAGTTACTGCCTGGAATTGATGATATGGTTTATATTAGAACAGCTATATATCGATTACCACATACAATAAATCTAAAAACTAACTTATATAAGATTCCTCTAACAATTAATGAATTACAAACATTAAGAGCAAAAGAAATTATAGAGATGGCAAAATCTCCTAGATTAGAATTTGCTTATCATTCATTGATAGGAGAAGGTGAATTAGAAGAAGATATTGTAAAAGAAACTTCTAAAATTACTGAATTAAGACCCGTAACAGAAAATACTAAAGTAGTTCCCTGTGTTCAACGCATGCTTTCTATTGGCCCTCAAAAGGGGTCAAGAAATAATATTGTTATGAGAATAGCAAGTCATTTCAGAAGACATGGTGTTCCAAGTGAATTTGCTAAAGTTTCATTACGGCATTGGAATAATAATAACCTTGATGATAATGTACTGATGGATAAAATAGAGCAGACATATAATAAGGGTTATCAATATTCTTGTCAAGATAAGTATATGAAAGAGTATTGTCAAACAAGATGCATATTCTTTAAACGAAAAGATTACTTGATAGATGTATTATCAGTAGATAGTTTACAAGATGAGTTTCATAATCGTATGACAACAGATTTTCAAGGTAGAACTGTTAATTTATCTAAGATGCTTGGATTGCCAAGTGATATAGATTCTACTATTTATCCTGGAGAGTTGGTTACAATCTTTGGGCCTACGGGTTCAAATAAGACGACATTAGCACAAAATTTAGCATTAGGTGTTGATTTCGTAAATGATAAAATAGTCAAAGAGTGGCAGATTCCAACGCTTTTCATTTCTCTTGAATTATCAGCTTGGTATATGCATAGAAGGCATATGCAAATAGT